TAAACAAGAATCAAAAACGAGGCGTTGTTACAACAAATGCGGATACAACAAAACTGAATACACAATACTCACCTGTGCCTTATGATGTGAGTTTTCAGTTAGGCGTCTTTACATCTAATTCAGATGATGGACTACAGATTGTTGAACAGATACTACCATACTTTCAACCTGATTACACAGTAACAATGATTGAAAACTCTACAATGGGTACAAAGAGAGATATACCTTTTATATTAGAGAATGTGAGTTACGAGGATTCGTATGCAGGCGACTTAACAACCACAAGACGAATAGAATACACTTTAAACTTTACGGCAAAGATATATCTATACGGACCTGTGAGTACATCTGCTGTTATTAAGAAAGTATCTGCTGACTTATATGCCGATTCATCTGACCAGAGTCCATCTCGAAACGAGAGAGTTACAGTTACACCTAATCCAACAAGTGCAGATAAAGACGATACATATACATACACAACAACATTAGATTTCTTTGATGATGGCTTAAACTATGATGAGGGAACAGGCAATGATGTTTAAATAAGTAAGAATTTATATTATGAAAACTGAATATAAGATTATTGATAATGCACTAAACACCAATGACCTTGGTATACTAAACGATTTTATTTTAGGAGATAAAATCTCTTGGTATTTTCAACAAGCTGTTGCTTACAGTTCAGACACATTAAAGCTTTACAAAGATGAAGAAAATCTACGACTAGTAAACAAACCATTAACAGAAGGCCAAAAGAATTGGAATTTTTATTGGACGCACACGATTTTTGCTAAAAGTATGTTAATGAGTTCTCCAGATTTTTGGAATGCAATACAACCTATACTTGGTATTCTAAAACCTAAATCTCTAATAAGAGCAAAAGTAAACTTTTATCCAAGAACTGACGACATAGTATATCATAAAAAACATACAGACTTGCCATTTGAACACACAGGCGCTTTGTTTTATTTAAATACAAATGATGGATTAACTGTACTAGAAGATGGTACAAAAATAGAAAGTATTGAAAACAGAATTTTATTGTTTGATGCAAGTAGACCTCATCACAGTACTACAACTTCAGACCAAACTAGAAGAATGAATATAAATTTTAATTACTTATAAATATTATGACACCAGAATATCAAATTATAGATAATGTAATGCCTGATGATGAGTTTCAGGAGTTTTATAAACACATGATGTCAGACAACTTTCCTTGGTACCATTCTGACACAGTTGCATATGGTGAGTTGAAAGGAAAGACTTTTTACGATTGGTTACCAGAACATGTTAAATTGGAGTTGACAGATACCCAAAGGGATTTATTATCTGGGCCTATAACTAAAGACCAACAAGAATATAATTATACATTTTTTCATCGCCTTTTTGAGAATTTTTACATAACATCTGACGACTCGACCTGGCACTATGTTAATAGAATACTAAAAATTCTGAATGTAAAAGCATTAATAAGGGCAAAAGCAAATGCTTATCCTAAAACGCCAACAATAGTGCATCATCAAGACCACATGGACCAAGATTATGACCACAAAGGTGCTATATTCTATTTAAATAAAAACAATGGCGTAACTGTACTAAACGGTGAAACGATAATAGAAAGTGTTCCAAATAGATTATTGTTATTTAATTCTAAAATACCTCATCACAGTACAACTTGCACAGATGTAGATAGACGAGTAAATTTAAATTTTAATTATTTTTAAGATATGAGTGATATAGACGACAAACTAAATGAAGTTCTAAACATTGTACCAGAGGTCATGGAACCGACTGAAATCGCCACAGTAGAAACACAGATTGCAGTTCCTGAAGATAAGGACGCAGAAGTCGATTTTGATACAGGCCGTGAGAATCTATATAAGATGCTAGAAAAAGGCAATGATGCAATTGACGGTATACTAGCATTAGCGAAAGAAGGAGAGCATCCTCGTGCGTATGAGGTCGCAGGACAACTCATAAAAACGGTTGCAGATGTTTCTAAAGACTTGATGGCAATGCAAGAAAAACTCAAAAAACTCAAAGAAGTGCCCAACACAGGACCTAAGAGTGTTACAAATGCTTTATTCGTGGGCTCAACAACAGAATTAACAAAACTATTAAAGGAGAAGAAATAATGAAAGTATTATGCGTATTATATGATGACCCTAAAGGCGGAATGCCAGAGAGTTATCCTCTAAGTGATTTGCCTAAAATAGACAAATATCCTGACGGCATGACATTACCTAGTCCTCAAGGCAGAGATTTTACACCTGGCGAATTACTAGGTTGTGTATCTGGTGAACTAGGACTTAGAAAGTTTTTAGAAGAAAGAGGTCATTCGTTAGTTGTTACATCTGACAAAGACGGCGAAGGATGTACTGCTGATAAAGAGTTAGTTGATTCAGATATTGTTATCTCTCAACCATTCTTTCCTTACTATGTAACAAGAGAAAAAATGGAAAGTGCGCCTCTTTTAAAGATGGCGATTACTGCTGGTATCGGTTCAGACCATGTTGATTTACAGTCTGCTATGGACCACAACATTGATGTTGTTGAAGTAACTTATTGTAATTCAAGGTCTGTTGCAGAACATATTGTTATGCAGATTTTAGTCTTAGTAAGAGATTTTACTACTCAACATAACATTGTAAATGAAGGTGGTTGGCATATTGCTGATGCAGTTTCAAGGTCATATGATGTTGAAGGTATGCATGTCGGCACAATTGCTGCTGGTCGTATCGGTATTGATATGTTAAGAAAGATGAAACCATTTGATGTTCATCTTCACTATTTTGATAAACACAGACTAGGCAATGAAGTAGAAAGAGAATTAGGTTTAATCTATCACGATTCAGTAGAATCTTTGGTTGCAGCTTGTGATGTTATTAATATTAGTTGCCCACTACACCCCGAAACAGAACACTTGTTTGATGATGAGATGATTGCGAAGTGTAAGAAAGGTGCATATATTATTAATACTGCAAGAGGTAAAATCTGTGATAAAGATGCTATTGCTCGTGCATGTGAGTCGGGTCAACTAAGTGGATATGCTGGCGATGTCTGGTTCCCACAACCTGCCCCTAACGACCATGTTTGGAGAAGTATGCCTCATCACGGAATGACACCACACACTTCTGGAACTTCACTATCAGCACAGACAAGATATGCAGACGGCGTTAGAGAAATACTAGAATGTTACTTTGCTGGTTTTGATATCAGAGATGAGTATCTAATTGTTAAAGACGGAGACCTTGCAGGTATGGGTGCTCATTCATATACTAAAGGAACTGCAACAGGCGGTTCTGAAGAAGCTGCGGAGTTCAAAAAGTAAATGCAATATTTTAGACCAGGCTTAGAAGAAAGTATTACACTACCACCTCATCCAGAAAACTCATCTGAGATTGGTGAGGTGGTAAATGCTGTAACAACAAGAACGGCAGAAGATGTTCAATCTATTAGAAATCATGACCATGAACCTTTCTATGCAGTTGAGAAGTATTGTAAGTCAAAGGGTGTAGAGTTTGACCGTAAAGAGATGAGAGAATTAATCAAACAGGCAACTAATATTATTGGTTACTTCAAAGGAAGTTTTAATCGTGATAGGCCAGCTGAAGTTGATTCTTCTATTAATACTTTGCCGAGCGAAACAAACAAATCAAGGTCTTATCCTAGCGGACACGCATGTCAATCAAGATTAGTTGCACGATATATGGCAGATAGAAATCCTGTACATGCAGAAGAAATATTAAGAGCAGGCAATGAATGTGGTCTAGGAAGAGTAAAGGCAGGGTTTCATTATATGTCTGACTATCATGTGGGCAATTTACTAGGTGAGAAATTATTTATATTTATGAATCGAGAGAGTGATGGCAACTAACCCAAAAGACCAATATTTAGGCAACCCCAATCTAAAAAAAGGCAACACAAAATCAAGGTTTACAAAAAAACAAGTTGAAGAAGTTATCGCTTGTTTAGATGACCCAAAATACTTTATTAAAAAATATCTAAAGATTGTAACAATTGATAAAGGCCTTGTGCCTTTTGATATGTACAATTTTCAAGAAAAAATGGTTGATACATTTCACGAGAATCGTTTTACGATTTGCAAGTTACCAAGACAGAGTGGAAAATCAACTATCATAGTTTCATACCTCTTACATTATGTGTTATTTAATGATAATGTGAATGTTGCCATATTGGCTAACAAATCTTCTACTGCAAGAGATTTGCTAGGGCGACTGCAACTGGCTTACGAGCATCTACCCAAATGGATGCAACAGGGCGTTCTCAACTGGAATAAAGGTTCTATTGAATTAGAAAACGGAAGTAAAATCGTAGCGGCGAGTACATCTTCTAGTGCTGTTCGTGGTAGTACCTTTAACATCATATTCTTAGACGAGTTCGCTTATGTTCCTAATAACATTGCAGAAGAATTCTTTAGTTCTGTATATCCTACAGTATCATCTGGTAAGTCATCTAAAGTGATGATTGTATCTACACCTCACGGAATGAATATGTTCTATAAGATGTGGGTTGATGCCGAGAACAAACGAAATGACTATGTGCCTGTGGAAGTGCATTGGTCTGAAGTTCCTGGTCGAGATGAAAAGTGGAAAGAAGAAACAATAAGAAACACTTCAGA